TTAATGCTTGCGAAGGAAACTAGGGCAGATGAGGGGACGCAGCTCGACCCGGACAGATTCCTTACAGTCAAAGACCTTCAGGAGTACGAGGAGAACAAGGGCAGGGAAAATCGCAGGCTGGAGAAGGTGTATGAGAATACATATATTGCTTCAATAGGCGATCAGTCATCTGACCTTTATGACGAAGTAAGGAAAGAACTCTTGACAAACACAGCAGAGTATCCTACACATACGGACTTTAAAGACCCTGCTAGGGATGCTGCTATTAATTTTAAGTTGGCAGAAGCCAATCTCATTAAGGCAAAGTACGGTACCCCAGAGAGCAGGGCGAACGTTAAGGGTGGAACTGGAAAGGCTACCGGAGTAGCCACAACCACAAGACAGGCTGCGGTAGTAAAGAAGCCGATAGTCTTGGATGATGTATCTAATAAGTTTGCTAAGGCTATGGGAATGACAGAAGAAAGAATAGCTAACGCATTGAAGGACGAGGAATAATATGGGAATACTTCCACGACATAAAAGGTCGCGGAGAGTTCCCGGTAAAGGGGACGACCGTAACAAGTATATCCGGTGCTGGAATTGTAACTTCATATGTGACACGGCTCGTTTGGCATTGCCAGACCGTAGCGGCATTGAAGTAAGCTATGAGACTATACCGAATACGGAACAGTTCCTATTGGGTGACGAGAAGCGAGTGCAGTTTTCTGTGGTCGGTTCTCATATTGGCGAGTATGTATTATGCGAAGTTGGGCCAGATGGTGAACCGCTTCCCCTCTATCGACCGATGGTGGGCAAAGCCGTTGCAGGCTGTCCTTTCTGTGGCTGTACTAACTTACCGTAACTATAGACTGTTTAATTAACCAAGGAGGTTTATCATGGGATTTCAAGTAGTTCAGTCACCCCATAAGCCTATCTGGGTTCCGGTGGACTATAATGGTACCACCGAACAGACTGTGTATGTTGGTCAGATTGTAGTTAGCGGTTATACCGCTTCTTGCAGTGGCGGTGTTAAAGGTTGGACTATAGCAGGTATCGCAGATACGACTGCCGATCAGGTGCCCTTTGGGGTAGTGATGGCTACGAATAATGCGGTTCCCGTCTATAACGATCATGGCGTTGAGTATATTACGTCAGTTACATCACAGGCCAACTTGCTTGCACGGGATTCCAGAGGCGTAGAGGGTAAGATGTATAGGAACGACCCACAGGCGATGGTTCAAGTTATGAAACTGTCGGCTGATGTGGTCTTGAAGGGTAGTATTTATAACGCAGAGTACGGTGTGGCACCTACTGTGGTTACCGTTACTACGGGTTCAACTACAGGTGAAGGGTTTGTTTCTGGTGCCGTTGACCATACTCCTGTTGCGTACAATGCTACTGTTGCTTGCAGGAAAGGTTCAAATAGAGGGCTCTACAGAGTTACGTCTGACACTTCTGGTTCCACTCGTACAGTAGAGATGAACTACCCCCACGATATTGCGATAGGGGATACGTTCGTAGGTGTTAACCTCACCACAACCGGTCAGTGCAATGCTTATTTCGACGACGCTGGTACGTTTATTGACAATGCAGCGGCTGTTCGTACAACCAATTATATCCACATAGACATGGAAGAGCTTAGTTTGATGGAGCCCGGCAAGGAGTACGCCATCTTCAGAATTAATCCTGTCCAGTTCTGTGCGGCCAGAGCATAGGAGGCTACTATGAATCCTTTAGTATCAGCACAGTTTAAGAGACTGTTGGAAGATGGTCTCAGGGTGTCTGTGGATGAATTCCAGGAGCTTCCTTCGATGATTGATCGACTTTTCGGAGTCATCAAATCGGACAAAGCTTGGGAAGAGTTCTACGGCGTTGGCGCGGTGCCTGATATTCCTGCATTCTCAGGAGTGCTTGAGTATCTGAGCGTTGCTCCTCAGTACTACAACCGGATTGAGCCCAAGGAGTATGCGGGTGCAATCACAATCGAGCGCAAGCTTATAGATGACGAGAGGTATGGCGTTATCAAGAGTAGGCAGAACGGTCTGGCGGAATCTCTCGTTAGGGTGCGTGAAAAGTTAGGAGCAGAGGCGTTTGCTTACGCATTCTCCGCTGCGATGGCTTTCCAGTCGTCCGAAGAGGGTGTCGCTCTCTGTTCGTCTTCACATACCACCAAGAGCGGTGCTTCTACCGCTTCTGGTTTTAGTAATGCCGGAACTACGGCACTGTCCAAGACAGCCATTGGCGCAACAAGAGTGCTCATGCGACAGTTCAGGAACGAGCTTGGTGAAAGGGTCATCATAGAACCTGACACCCTTATCGTACCTGACTCTCTGTATGATACCGCTTGTGAGGCTGTTGGGTGGACTGAGAGTGGCGCGGTTTCCGACCTCGATCCCGATACCGGTAACAACAGGATCAACCCGCAGTATAAGAGATGGAATATCGTCCCTTATCCGAGACTGGATGACTATGATACTAACAACTGGTTCATGGTTGACAGTAGAAGGATGAAAGAATTCCTTCTCTGGGTGGATCGAATTGCACCGGATATTGAGACCACGAAGGACTTCGAGACCAAGATGTTCAAGCAGAGCATCTACTCCAGGTTCGGGTATGGTTTCACTAATTGGAGATTTGGCTACGGTCATAAGGTAACATAGCGATATCGTTACTTTTTATTAACATGGGTAGGTGGGGGCTAGTCCTCCACCTTCCTTTAACCTGGGTAAGCGGGTGTGCAAGTCATCCGGGCAGCCTGTCGGATGGCAGGGTGTCCCAAGGGAGGATATATCATGGGCTACACAAATTTTCCAAATGGGTTAACAAGTTTTGGCGTTCCGCTTCCCTGTTCTACGGGAATGGGGTCTGTATTCGGAAAGCACTGGTTTGTGAATAAGTCTACTGGAAACGATACACTACACACTGGCAGGGAAGTCAACCAGTCTTTCAGCACGATCCAGAAAGCTGTGACTAATGCGCGTGACAATGATACGATTCTTGTCGCTCCGGGACTTTATACAGAGAACATTATTACGTTGGATGATCTCTATTCTAGGAACGTATCTCTCATTGGTTCCGGCGGTGCTACTATGCCCGGTTGGGATGAGGGCGTTAGGATCGTTGCGTCCACCAGTTCCTTGCCTTGTTTGCAGATTAAGGCAAGTGGTTGGAAGGTATCTGGAATCAACTTCTGGCCTGGAGCAACATCTTCGGGTATTGAGTTCTACGCAGACATGACATCAACGAACTTCAGGCTTGGAACAGTTGCGGGTTCACTTTGTCGTGGTGGAGAAGTATCAAACTGTCTGTTCTTTGGCAATTCCACAGGAAAATATGGTATTGTATTTCAGGGCGTAACCGGTACACAGGCTCCCAATAGTATCAATATATGGAACAATAAGTTCGCGTATCTCTATGCTGCAGGTGCGTCTGGTATTTTTGTAGCAGCGAGTGGTAACCCTGTGTATAATAGTCAGATTATTGGCAATCAGTTTGAGTCGTGCAGAAATGGTATAACTACCTATGCTTCTATGGGTATTGTCGGTTCCCGAATCACGGACAATACATTTGGTACTGGTGGATGTTACGGCCACACGGAAGTTATGTGTGATGTATCTGCTACCGCTACACCTGAAGTTACTGGTGGTAACCATTTCTATCGTAATGGACTTGGTTGTACCATAGCTGAGGCTGCTGCTGGTAATTATGTTCTACTCAATGGTTACGATGAAGCTGGTGGCAATTACTGTTCAGACGGTGTTGACACTGGAATTTACAAAGCATCGTAAGAAGCATAACAAGGTGGAGTCCCTGTCTTAATGATAGGGGCTCCCCACTAAAACACTAGGGGGATTTTATGTCAGCTCAAAAGAAAGCAGCACCGAGGAAGGTAGCACCGAAGGTAACACCGAAGGTAGTACCGCAGGAGATCGAACCTAAAGAAGTTGCTCCGGTCGAGCAAGAGGCAAAGGGTTACACCTTCTTCTCAGAGGTGGACATGCGAGACGGTAAGGTTGCTTCCGAGTATCCTGTCTGGATGTTTCGCAGTCTGTTAGAGGACTTATATGAAGACATTCGCAGGGATGAGTACAGCCTCAAGCAGGGCATCGTTCCAGAATCACAGCTTCCTGCTATGCGGGACAGGCTGAAAAGGAACAGGGTTAAGGTTGACCAAGTAGAAAACAGCAGGCCCGTTCTCTCGGAGAGGCAGGATAACGACCTGAATAAGGCCGAGAAACACCTTGCTAAAGAGATAAAGACCAAGATGTTCTCGCGCTCCGACATGAAGAGGGGATTGGCAGATTCTCACGAAGAGGCTAGAAGGATGGTAGAGCCGTCTATACAGGTCACTCCAGAAGTGGAGCGACTAGCAGAGGCGTGTAATACCAAACTGACCAGCAACACCATATCAAGAGGTACTGCTGAAAGACTCTGGAAGATGGCGCGAGCTTTTCGTGGTGAGGTATCTAATACAGAGATACTTAGGAGAGACTAAGTTATGGACGGGAAACTGTTACAATACCAACTGAACAAGATTTTGAATGAGGGGGAAACGTCT